TATTGCCTGCTTGTGCAGAGGTAGTTCCTATACCCATAAACACAGTCACAGAGCCTGCGTTGAGAATACGGTACTGGTTACCGCCTAGCGTGTTAGATATGGCCTGTACAGGCGTAGGAACGCTAGTAGCAGCAGTGAAGGCTACTGTGTTCCCAGAAGGGCAGAAGGGTGCGCTAACGCTCATGCTTGACTCCAAGGAAGAGGTGGCGTAATGATAGGAGGGTTTATCAAGTCAGCAATGTTAAGACTGAGCCTTGACTCTATCTTTGTCTTCTCTACGCCACTTGCCCATATCCAACTTAGTACGTCATCAAGGGTAAGGCTGTCGTAGTCTATGAAGTCACCACCTTTGTAGGTGAAGCTGCAAGAGCCATAGTTGGTAGAAGAGTAAGACTGGTCATCTTGCTCTTGGGTAGCAGTGCATCTCCAGTGAGCCTCTGTCACTACTTTTGTCTGACCTTCTGATTGTGGCAAGCAACGTAACTGCTCTACTGTCCAGTTGTATGTAGTCATAATATTTCCTTTAGGTTAAGCGATGCCAGCGTCTGCTAGGCGTTTACGGAGTGATTGGATTTCCTTGACCAACATAGGCACAAGTTTGGAGTAGTCCACTGCCATCATGTCTTCTTCATTGACAGGTTGGTGTACAGCCTCTGGAGCCACATTGACAAGTTCTTGTGCAATAAAGCCAGCGCGTTGGTGAGTATTGTCTGTTTTCCAATCAAAGCTACGCACTTGAAGAGAGTCAATAACGCTACCAAACTCAGGCGCATCAACAATGTTTTCTTTAAGGCGTTGGTCTGAAGTTACGTTGTAAAGAACTGCGGTTGTGCCAGACTGCGTGATGGAGCCAATGCCTGTGCCATTTAAATTAAACCCAAGATAGTAATTGCCAGATGAACTTCCAGAAATATGATTGACGGAGATATTAGCGCCACCGGGACTAGCGCCACCTTGAGCAACAATGACGCTGTTTCCGGTGTATGTTGTTGAACTCGTAGTCCCCACCAGCAAGTTACCGCTGGCATCCAGCGTCATCGCCTGAGTAAAGGTAATTGCGTTTCCTGCTGTGCCGGAGGGAGCGTTAAACCATTGGTGCTGACCGGAAGTATTTATCTCGTATCGTGCAGAAGTATCAGTTACTAGATATTTCCATCCTGATGAGTAATACGCATTTGCAGACAAATAAGTAGTGTTTACAAATCCCGAAACACTAGCATTTTTTATTTGTAATGTTGTAAGAGTATTCCAAGCACTAGGAGTAACACCCAAGCCCAAGTTACCGCTGGAGTCAATACGGGCGCGTTCTGAGCTAGAGGTCGTAAAAACAATTGGGTAGCCACCAGCAGTATTTATATCAATTTGACCGTTGCCGATGATTTGTGTTGAGCTACTTGCGTTTAAGTTTACAAGACGCATCGCTGTGCCAATTGCGCCTACATAACCTGTACCGCCAGTTGCTGATGTTGAGGAAAAGACTCCAGCGGTGTTTAAAAGATTCGTCCCATCAAAACTCAGCGCACTACCAGTAGTCAGTACCTTGCTGCCGTTAAGGTAGGCTACCCCGTTGGCTGTGCCGTATGACAGCGTTAGGCTTGTAATCACTGTCCCGTTAGTGATGTTGTCAGTAGTGATGTTGGCAGTGGTTACGTTAGCAGTTGTAATCGTTGACGTAGTGACTGTCTCAGTACCAATAACGGCGGTAGTAATGTTTGCCGTAGTCACATTAGCAGTAGTGACAGCTACGTTTGTTATCGTGACATTGCCGCTGCTGATAGTGACGTTAGCCAGCGTCATGTTGTTAAGCGTAGTCACGGTGTTACCCAACTGGATAGCCGTGTTACCTAACGTGATTACAGTATTAAAGTTACTGTCAAGCTGCGACAACGGAATAGACGATGTTGCCGTACCGAATGTATATGGGACTGCCATTTAGAACCTCACTCTCAATTCATGTTCAAACTCAAACGTGTTGTACACAAAGCTGGCGCTGTTACTTGTGATGGTCAAGCCTAAATACTTGCCGTATTGCTGCGCGTCACTCTTGTACAGGGCGTAACCGTTGGACGTAAGCCAACCAATAGTTACGTTAGTGTTATTTTTCCAAGGTATAGCTGCACCGCTATTGTTATACCAAATAACACTGTTGTCTAGCGTGTAAATCGGGCTAGAACCTCTTTCACTATCTACTGTTACGTTGATAGATGCTGCGTTGGCAAGTGTGGCCTCTATGCCAAACTTCAGAGCCTGTTTTGTGCGAATAGGGTCACCCATAGGCATCAGGGCCGTGCGGATGGTGCTGGCTACATTGCTAGTGGAGTCACTGTACAAGCGGTAGAGGTCTGTACCAGTAGTGCCGTACAGGTTAATCAGCCCAGACAGGGGTACAGAAGTAATGTAAGTCAAGCTACCTTGGCTAGTAATAAACCACTTCTTCTCAAAGAACACCGCTTGTATAGCACGAGGGCTAGATAGCGGGTCATTGTAAGTAAAAGAGAAAGCTGCACACAGAATGTTGTTCAGCAGCACTTGACCAGCAGATACCGGCTTTGTGAAGTCTATGTATGGGAAGATACCGTCTAGCTGGTCTGAAATCTTACTGGTAGTAGAGCCAACCAAAGCATAGATACCGTAGTCGTTCATGAACAGAACGGAACGAAAGTAAGGGAAGATGGCGTATATACGTTTTGTACCTACGCTGGCGCTGACGTTGGTGTTGGTGAACAGGGTTGCGCCACTGGTTGTAACCCGCAAGTCTGAGAACACGTTGATGCTGTCATCACCAAAGATGTACAGGAAGTTGTTGGCAGACAGTGTGCCTTTAATGTTGCCGTGCAGCGTGGAGTCTGTTAGGGTTAAAGAGCCAGCAGACACAGATGTAAAGTCACTGTAGCTACCCGCAGCAGAGTAGTACACAGTACGTCCAGCCGCCACCCACACCCTACCAGAGAACGTAGAAACATCTACTATCTGGTCAAGGTTAATCACCCCTGTAGCAGTAGCACCAGAGCCGGGTACACCGCTGCTGTCAGCAATAACTACCGCTACATTAGACGTAGAAGTGTATCCAGCGCCGGGGTTGGACATCAAAATCTGGGTAATCAGACCTCCGCTGACAATAGCGTTGGCAGTTGCCCGTGTTGTCCAGCCAGTTGCGTCTCCAATAGTGATTGTTACGTTAGCAGAGTTGGTGTATCCCGTGCCAGATGTGTTCATAACTACTGACACTGTGCCTGTTTTAAACGTGACTAGCGAGGCAATAGCGGTAGCACTGGTAGTTGCGCCACCACCAGAGATGGTTACGGTAGGAGGTAGCGTGTAGCCTTGACCAGCGTTTGTCAGAGTGATTGTGGTGACTACATTGCTTCCTGCAACATTGCTGATGGTTGCAATAGCAGTAGCTTGTACATTGCCGGTAGTCTCCTGCGGGGCAGAGAGGGTAACGCTAGGGGTTGTAGTAAAGCCAGAGCCAGCGTTTCTAACGCCTATAAAGCCTACAGCGCCTATGCTGGAGACGTTAGCGCCATCCCAAGTAAACAATCCCTTGTCTGGGTCACCAATGATGACGCGCTGGTTCTTGTATTGGGTGGCAGATACGTTAGCAGAGGAGAATGTACCAGCAGCAGCAACATTGCCTATGTTGGCGGTGTTGCTGACATCTAGCTTGACGTACTGCGCCCTACCGTTGGCCTCAAAACCAAGGATGTAGTCGTTAACATCAATGTTGCCAGAGGTAAGAAAACTAACCGTGTTGGCAAAAGCAATGACGTTGCCACCAGTGTCTTTGACGGTAGATTGAGAGGGAACAATCTTGATATTGCCGTGACCAATCGGCATGGCGTTCTCAATCCACGCGAACTCATCCTCTTTTATCGCCGTTCTATTAGCCTTTGTGTTTAGGCTAGTGAAGTTCTTGACGACAGCATACGACTTTTTTTGCTCTGCTGCTGCCATGATTAGTACGGGCTAGAGTAAGGGTCAGGAATGCGGCGCGTGAATACAGAGTTCTGTACAGCGTTGACTTGCTTGCTGTACTCTTGTTTGTAGATTTCAGCCTCACCATAGCTTTGTTCTTTGTACTTGGCTTTGTAGGCTGCGTAGAAGGCCACAGGGCCAGTGTACGGGGCAACGATGGTATCAACCACGCTAGGAGCAGATGTTAGCAACGGCGTAGGCATGATTACCGTATCTAATTCAATGTAATAGCTTTGGTCTGGAATAGGAGAAATGTAAATCTGACCCTGACCATACGTTGAAAAGCAAATAGGCCTGCCAACATAGTTCTGCCAGTAACGCAGTTGGGCGTTAAAGTTTGTCCACGGCAAATAGCGCAGTGGAATGCGGCTATTACCCCAATACAAGTTGACATTCATGATGTCTAACGTGTACTGACCGTTAGGCATGGCGGCGTAAGTAATTATTTCCGCATTGCTAGAGTATTGCAGCGTTGCCGTACCGTTGGTGAACGGGGCAGTAGGAGGAAACGTAGCGCCAGATGCCGGGTAAGGCGGGGCAGAAGTGTCAGTTGTCCCGCTAGTAATCACCTGATAGATGAAGATGTTGGAGAACAAGAAATCACCGGCTGTTACAGCAGTGCTTGCAGCCCATGCAGTAGCCGCTACTCCCGTTGTAGATAACGGTGTCTGCGTAATTTGGAGGGTGCGTAAACACCCTGTGTCTCTGACTACTCGCTCACGCGCACTATTGATATAGTCCGTTAACTCAGCATCATCCCAGAAATTTCCGTTGGCATCGTGTAGTAGCCTGCGGACTTCCGATATGTAGGAAGTAAGTGTTGCCATGTTGCTTCCATTTTATGCTGCCCTTTGGGTAACTTTTCCCCCCACGGATTTCTCAATCCGCAGAGGTACTACGCTAACCGCCGAGGGTAACGAGCGGTGCTGTTCGGGAGCCTGTGCAGTTATTTCAAACTTGCTCAGTCTTTCAATCCCAGAATTTAAGTCTGAATGAGAACGTATCCAACCCAACCGGGCTAGATACGGTTCTTTATTCTCTGCACCGTAACCAAACACATGCTTTGCAACATGCACAGGAACTTCTACGGGTTTACCCTTAAGAAATTCATAGAAGATGCCACCGTACCCATCCGTGAGTGCGGTGTCAGTTCTGTTGGTTACGAATACAGTTTCTGTCATAGGTTCACAATGTCACCGTACACAGTAACTTCACAAACTGCATCATTAGAGGTAGTTACTTTCACCCACAAAGCGCCAGACGAGTACACGTTAGAAACGGCATTCGCAGTAGGAGCAATGTCTTGGAAAGTAGTTGTGCTTGTGATGTTTGCAAGTTTAGTGGTAGCAAATACAGCGTTAGCAGCGTTGCCATCGCTAGACGTAAGAATACTTACGTTAGCGGTAGCAGCACTTGCGTTTGCATTTGAGATGGTGACACGGCGAACTATGAAGCTAGTGCCAACCACAGACATCACGGCAGCAGCATTACTTACCGCATTTAGCGGAACTGGTACTGCTGTGGCAATAACAAAATTGCCAAACGAGTCTGGGTAGCGAGAGCCTACATTGTTTGCGTTCATGTCAACTCCTTAACTTGAGTAAGTGCCGGGAGCGTTGTTACCGCCGTTAGACGTGTACAGAGTCAAAGACTGAGTGCTGGTAGTTGCGTTTGCACGCACGTTCCAACCGTCAGAAATAACAGTACCGCCTGTGTTGGCTGCAATGTACGTTGTCCAAGCATTAGCACCAGCAGAGGTGTAAGCATTCACTTCAATAATCACGTTGTTTGTGGTTTGAGGAAGAATGTAAGCACCAGCAGGAACAAACTGAGCGGACGATGTGCCAGCGTTCATCAAGGTTGTATTGCCAATACCAATAGCGGTAATGGTGATGCCTTGGAGATACGCACCAGCCGTGTTAGTGGCTGCGTTGGCAAGAAGGATTTTATTTAGAGACAATGACATGTTCTATGCTCCTTACAGCGAGAGGTAGTTGTAACCTGTCACCTTGGTCATCGACTTAGGCTTGACGTTCACCAACTCGGCAATCATCAGAACCGCACCGACATAACCAATTTGCCAGTTGGGAAGCGTAGATTCAAATCCTGTGAACACAAACGAACCTTGCTCATGGATGTAGAGCGACAGGTAGTTAGTGTTGAGGAAGTAAACCGTACCTTCTGGGCAGTATGGGTCTGGGTAGATAGGTACACCAGCAACCATCAATGCGCGGAAAGCCGCCTGTGGGCCGTTGTTGTCGCCATCAAATCCCGAACCGGGGGTGATGACATACTGCTCTTGACCTACAAAGTCTTGAGCCAACAGAGTCCATGTACCAAAGCCGCAAACACCAAAGCTAGGCATCTCAGCACCGTTCTTCACAGTACCAGAAATGTATTGCAGGATGTTCTGACGGGTTGGGTTAACCGAGCCAGCAGCGTACTGCTTGGACTTCCACCATGTGTAGGTAGAACGGTTAATGTTGCCGTAGGTTTGCAGGGTTGTACCATCATCAATAGCACCGGGCAGTCCAATGAACTGTTGGGTGTTAGTGGTGTTGTTGTACAAAGCCGTAGCCATTGCGTCCATCATCACGTTGGTGGCATCGTTCATACGAGCCTCAATCAACGGGATAATCGCTGCATCTTGTTGAACTGCGCCTTCCATACCGAGGAACGGCACGGGAGAAATCATCAGCTTCAAGTCAAATTCAGCGTTGTAAGCACCTTGTTGAACTGACGGTTGGGCAAAAGAGCCGCTGTAGTCAGACCACTGAGCGTTTACAAACTGAGCGCCCTGTACGGGAACAGTTACAGAAGATACACCGCCACTAGCTTGCTGACTATTGCTAATCAGTGCTGCCAATAAAGGTGTCGAGTTATAAAGCTGGACAACCAGCTTAGGGATAAAGGCTCTACGAGTTACATAAGTCAGTTCAGTAAACTGATTCGACCCTGTAGCTGGTAGGATGCCGCCGCCAATAGCCATAAGGCCTCCTTACGTCACGATAGACAAACAATACCCTCTTTTACAAACCGATAGGGCGAGTGGGCTTACGCAAATCACTCAATGCCCTTGCTGCTTCTTCACGAGCAGCACCGACAGGATTCTTCCAATACTTGTTGAGGTCAAACTGTTTAACAGGTGACGGGTTGTATCCAGAAGATGTTGGTACTGCTGCTTGTTTCATCCAGTTATGATACTGGGCTGCTGTCTCATGGTTGGTGATACCTTGTTCCAGCATAATCTTTTCTACGTCTTTGACCTCTGCTTCAGAAGAGATAAGACCCTTCTTAACCAGAGAGTTACGGCGACTTTGCAATTCTGCAATTGCATCACGCTCACGCAACTTTGCTTCCAAGGCTTGTACACGCTGTTCTGACTGATTGACAGCGTTGCGTGTAAAGTCTTCCATATCTAGTTCTGGAATAGGAAGG